GGGTGGTGGTGCAGGTAACGCGCCCGTCCCAGTTTTTGACGCACCGGGTGACGGTGTTTGCCTGGGCAAAGGTTGCGGCCATGGTAATGGCGAGGATGATGATGGCTTTCATGGTTTCACTTTCTTGGTTGCGAGCGCTGCCGCCCGATAATGTTTGGCCAGTTCGATCAGGCCTTCGTGAGAGTATTTGCGCACCGTGTTGTCGCTCTCGATGCTTTCCACAGCTTGCAGGCCGATGCGTTCGACCAGGCGCTTGCGGTATTCCACATGGTTTCCGGCCAGGTAGTTATTGCAGTGCTTGCATTGGCCGTGGCAGTTTTCCTCCACAAACCTCATGTGAGGTGCGCTGCCAACCGATCTGTAGTGTCCGGCATCGTAGGTGTTCGGCTCGTTACTCAGTGGCGTACCGCAAGAAATGCAGGGTTTACCCGCGTCCCGCGCTCTCACAAAGGAATTAAACGCCGTCTGCGCTTTCTTTGTCAGCTGCGGCTTAGTTTGCATGGCGTCCAGCTTTTGACGGGTCTCCTTGCGGTCTTTGGCCTGCTCCTTGGCTTGGGCCTTCTCCGTGGCTTTCCTGGCCAACACAAGGGCGCACGGTGGGCTGCACACCGTTTGCAGCGGCCTGGTCTTGGTGTAGGCGCATTGGCAGACTTTGCACTTTGCTGGTTTGGTCATTTGACGCCCCTGTCGTCAAGCCAAAGCATGAACAGCAAACAACATCCAGCGTGGGCAAGGTGGTGCAGGCCGCTTTCCGGGTCGTTCTTTTCGCCGTCGCGCCAGGCGTGCACGTGCCGCATCAGGGCGTCGTAGTAACGCTCCGGGCCACGGTCAACGTGCTGCCAGTTGTTCTCTGTGTACTTTGCTGCTCCGAATTCGAGCACAGCAATGATCTGCTGGACGGTTCCGGAAGGCAAAAGGCTCCAGCGTGGTTTTTTTTCGTCGTGCTTGGTTCCAATCATGATGCTGCCTCGATCTTGTAGTCGTGAAAGATTGCACCCTTGCTGGCGTCACCAACCTTGCAGGCCTTGACCCAGACGTTTTTTCCGGTGGTCAGCCTGCGCAAATGTCCTCGACGGTCGTGTAGCCTTGGTGATGCGTGTGTGCCGCCTTTGCTGTCCGATCGGGGTTTCGCAGGCTCAATGTAGACCGTCGTCCAGTCGAATGTTGGCGCTTTGCCTTGCTGCATTTTCCTTCGGTTTGTGAAGGTGTCGCGCACTGTCGGGACGTAAGCCTCGATTCGACGGTCCATCAAACCGTACCAAACTCCGACCTGCGCCAGCATCAATTCTGCAAGTTCCTTGTCAACCGGCTCGTCATCATTTACAGCTCCGTATCGGATTTGATCGTCCTCAATGAAGTAGAACATGGCCGGAATTGGCCGCAGCCTGGTTCCTGTGGGGCCTTTCCACATCGAGACGGTGACTCCTTCCTCTGGGTCATTTCCAGCCACCAGCATCAGAACTTCGTAGCTGGCGTGTGTTTTTGTCTTGCCTTTCCAGACAACAAAGCATTTATCGAATGGTGGCCTGTGCGTCATCACTGGGTCCAGGTCTGCTCGTTGCTGATCAGTAAATCCGCCACTAAGGTCAAACCATTTGATGTCCACAATGTCTATGCCTGCATCTGCCATGAGTTTCATAGAGTCTCGGACCAGTTGAGTCGTCATTTGATCTCTCCGGTGTCTGGGTCGATGAACTCTGGTGCGGTGAACTTCACGCCTTGCTGCGCACCGAACGCCTCAATCAGTTCTTGAAGCTCACACATCTCTGGCTTGGTCATGTTGCTGGTGGACTTTCCAAGGGCCACAAAGCCGCCATCGATGCCTGGCACGACCTCCTGTTTGGTCAAGGCTGCGGTCAGCACATCCTTCCAGTTTTCAGGGGTCAGCTTTCTTCCGTACCAGTTCACCTGCTTGCTTACGTCGGTCAGAAGCGCCCAGAGCCTGCGGTTTTGTTCCAGGCTGCGGGTCTCCGGCCGAACCTCGACGACCATCTTGTGGCCAGCCATCAGGGATGCTTTGATCAGTGGCCAGATCTGCTGCGTCAGGACTTTGTGGGCCTGGACTGGCTCAAACAGCGTGATCTTGATGCGCTCTGTCATAGTCCACATCCAAACAATCCAGCGCATTGTGAGTTTTCCTCATCAATGTCGCCACGTTCGCGACCATCTTTTGCCCAGGCAATCACGCCATAGATGCCAAGAGCACCAAACCGCTTAGGCCTAAACATCGGCTTTCCAATCTCAACTTCCAAATCGTTGACTCGCTCAATTTCGCCAGGTGTAAGCCGAAGAAAATCAGCGCGGTTCGCGTTGACACACGGGTTGCACTCCAGGCTTCGGTGCGGAAGCGGTTCAAACCCAGCGCGGTTAAGCAAGTCATTGCGCTGCTCATCAGTGTGCAAGTACAGCGGATGCCAAAGCTTTCGACCTCCGTGGTACTCAGAGCCATAAACAAACTCAGGAGTATTGGCACGGTCTGGACTCTCAGCACGACGTTTTCCAACCATCACCACGGACGTGCATTCTGGGTCAGCTTCGTCAATCCATTGCAGAAACGGAACTCCTTTCAGGTGGGCGGTGCAAAACTGCTGTGCATTACCTGGAAAACCTTTTTTGGTTCTGACCAGCTCAGCCATTCCAATGCTGTTGATGATGTGAGTCTTGATGCCATGGGTTTCGGCCCATGCGTGAATCCGTTCAACGCGCTGAATCCACCCTGGAGCAAGCCATCCAGTATCCGAAAACACAACGTGCAGGTTTTCCACTTTGTTTTCAATGGCCCACTGAATCATGGCAACACTGTCGTTTCCAGCGGAACTTGAAATTACATTCATTTCAGGCACTCCCGGACTGCGATCCAGCACTCGTCGAGGCTGAGGGGGGTTTCGTCAATGCCTGGGCGACGGATGCCAAGATGCGCTCCCGGCCAGGGTTTCATGGGAAGCGCTCGATGGCCGCCAGCATTGCCGCAGCCAGGCGCTTGTCGGGTCTGGCGCTCAGTACCAGCCTGCAGCAGCACTCCACGCATTTGAACGAATACTCCCCACTGTGCGGCCGTTGTTTCGATGATTCGCATTGCGGACATATCATTTCTCACCAATCGCCAGCTGGCCAAGTGCGTCAGCAATCTGAAAGCTGATTGCCGTTTTTCCACCGACCTTGCCGCCTTTGTAGACCAGCCGGGCTTTCTCGGTCTCTCCAATCACGGCAGGCTTCGGTGGCTTCAATCCCTTCTTGGCATACATCTCGTCGGGGCTTCTGTCGCCAACCAGCAGACGTGGATAGTCGAACGTCTCGCGGTCGGTATAAGCGCGGTGCGATTCGCAGAACCTGTGCTGCAGGTAACTCAAGTCCTTTGTCTCGCTGCGGCATACCTTCGGCCAGCCACCCAAGTCCTCGATGGCAGCGTGAATCGCCGGGTCATCAAAAACCACGTCCGAGTACGCTCCAACCCGCTGCATGGCATCAAACGCTTTGCCCCATGCCAGCATCGCCCGATCTGTGGCCGTGCCTTCCAGCTTGCGCACCAGGTCGGCAGGCTTCGGTGGGAAAACTCCGCGCTCGGCATCCATGGCGTGCTGTGTCAGGGCTTTGCGAACCTGGTCGATGTCAAAGCGTTGGCAGGCTTGCCACCAGACCGACAGGGCAAACGGGGTGACGTCCTGCTTGTAGAAGGCCATCACGTCGCGCAGGATGTCGGCAAATTGCTGCTGGTCAGTTGCTTTCATGTGTCGCTCCTTGTTGCGCAAGCCACTCGTCAACGGCTGCCTGGTTTCGCTGTTCGACCGCTGCTTGCTTGTTCACTATGCCGCCAGCCTGCCCTGCTTTCAAAGCGAAAAGTCCTTGCCATCCGTTGGCAATGGACTGCTCCACCACCGCCGCCTGCTGGTCGCCGTATTTGATCAAGGCCTGTTGAGCAGAAGGTATCGAGGCAGGCTTGAGCGACTTGCCGATATCTTTCCTGTAGGCCAGCCAACGCTCCCAAGACCGAACGTCCAAGCCTTCCGGGAAAACGTCGGGTGCGCCGTCGGGCGCTTTCCGGTTTCTGTTTACGGTCTCTGTTTCTGTTCCGGTTTCGGTTTCGGTTAAAGGTAGAACTGTGCGCGGCTTGCTTGCAGATGTATACAAGTGCGCGCAATCGTCTTCAGGTGCGGGATATTTGCTTTCCTTTGCCCGAGGAACGTTGTCCCATTTGCACATTTGCAGACAAGGCTTTCCGTCTGTGGTGTAGATGTGCACAAGCCCAGCCGTGTGCAGCTCATCGAGGAGTGCAGCGCACTTGGCTGGGCTCATGTCTTTGATTGGAAAGCAGTGGGCTTTGACCATGGCTGGTCGTCCGTCATAGCGTCCAAAGTCGTCCACCGTAACCAGTAAACGGTAGAAAAGGGTTTCGGCCAGAGGTGTCAGTGAATCAATGGCTTCACTGTCTCTGACGCCTGGCTTCAGGTATCTAGTTGGCATTTTTGCTCCGCGTCGCTCCCAAGAAAAGACTGACGGCAGGCGGGGAGTTCGCTTTTCCCGAGGCTCATGACTTCCTCGGTAGCCGGGTCTCGCATCACTTTACCTCAGACCAACAGGCCATTCAAGGATTTTCGGAAGGCCGCGCCGAACTTCTTTTCCAGCACTGGCCGCCATTTGTGGGCCACGCCGTTGACGCGCCACATCTGCACGGCAGGGCCGCTTGGCGCACCGAGGGCCTTAGCCAGCTTTGTGTAGCTGCCAGCCTGCTTGTGCGCGAAGGCATATACCTGGTTGAAATACTGATCGTCTTTGGTCATGGGTCTGGACTATAACACAAAAATGTAACAGCCTAAAAAATATTTTTTTGACTGGTCTATAAAATTCTTTTTTTATGGTGTATGATTCGTTTCACCAACAACCACCCACGAAAGGTAAACACGATGCAAGACGACTTTTACATAAACGCGGTGGACGGCAATGCCGCCATCGTCAGCCAAAACGAGGAGCACATCTCGCTTGGCGTGCACATCCGAGGCGGAAGCTGCCGCATAGACCTGACGCCAGCACAGGCCCAGGAACTGATCAACGCAATCACCCAGACTTTGAACCAGGAGACAACAGCATGAAAGAGATCGCCGCCGCATTGGTCAAGGCCCAGAAAGCCTTTGGCCCAGCCATCAAAAGCTCCAGCAACCCGCACTTCAAAAGCCGCTATGCCGACCTGGCAGCGTGCGTCGAGGCGGTGATGGATTCCCTCAACGACAACGGCATCGCCCTGGTTCAGCAAACCCACGAATGCGAAGCTGGCGTGATGGTCGAGACGGTCTTTGTCCACGAATCCGGGGAAATCTTCTCGGCTGGCAAGCTGCACGTCCCAGCGGTCAAGCACGACGCTCAGGGGTACGGCAGCGCCCTGACCTACGCACGCCGCTACAGTCTTATGGCCGCCTGCGGTATTGCACCAGAGGACGACGACGGCAACGCCGCCAGTAAGCGCACACCAGCGCCTGTGGCCGGTTACGGTGAGTTTGAGGCAGCAACCCTGCCAGCCATGCGCGAGGCCGCCATGCAAGGCAGCGAAGCCCTGGCCGCAGCGTTTCAGGCTTTGCCAAAGTCGGCGCACAAGGCAGCGTTCTGGCAAGCCCAAGGGCCAGCCCTCAAGAAGGCCGCAAAGACCGCTGACGAGCAGGAGGCAGCATGATCGAGCAAGGAACACCTGAGTGGTTTGCCCAGCGTCTTGGCAAAGTCACGGCCAGCCGGGTCTCGGACATCATCGCCAAGACCAAGACCGGGGTTTCTTCCAGCCGAGCCAACTACCTGGCCCAACTGGTGGCCGAGCGCCTGACTGGCCAAGCCGCCGACACATTCAAAAGCGGAGCCATGCAGCACGGCACAGAGACCGAGCCGCAGGCACGGATGGCTTACGAGGCCGAGAAGGGCCTGATGGTCACCGAGGTGGCCATGATCCAGCACGGAACCATTGAGATGGCTGGGGCATCGCCTGACGGCCTAGTCGGTGAGGATGGCCTGGTCGAGATCAAATGCCCCAACACCAGCACGCACATTGCCACGCTGATGGCCGACAAAGCGCCGAGCCAGTACATCCCACAAATGCAGTGGCAAATGGCCTGCACGGGCCGCGCCTGGTGCGACTTCGTGAGCTTCGACCCACGGATGCCAGAGGACATGCAGCTGTTCATCAAGCGGGTGCCACGCGACAACGCATTGATTGCTGAGTACGAGGCCGAGGTGGTCAAGTTCCTGGCCGAGGTGCAGGAGACGGTGGACAAGCTGGTGGCATTGCGGAGGTCGGCATGAAAGGCCGCGCACTTCGAGACGCTGGCATCGCTCGTGTGTCCATTGGCCGCGAGGACTGGATCGCCAAGGCACGCAGACTGGCCGTCAGCATCGCCAAGCGATCTGGCCAGGTGACCATCAACGACGTCCGGAAGTTCATTGACCTGCCTGATGACTTCCATCCCAACACCTGGGGCGCGGTTCTGAGGGGTGACGCCTTCGATCCTGTCGGTTTCTGTCAAGCCACCCACCCATCGGCCCACGCTCGGGTCATCCGCATCTACAAACTGAAAGGGCAATCATGAAAGCACAAGGACTGGCACGCATCGGCAAGGACGCCGAGGTGCGATACACACCAGGCGGCACGGCTGTGGCCAACGTCTCGCTGGCGTTTACGTTCGGCAAGAAAGGCGACGACGGCAAGCGCCCGACGCAGTGGGTTGACGCCTCACTTTGGGGCCAGCGTGCCGACGGCATGGCACCTTACCTGCCCAAGGGCCAGCAGATCGCGGCGTATCT